GATTTAGGTTCTGGACAGTCAGCTTTGTCTGATGTAGATGCAAACGATGAATGGTTTTACGATTCAGCAGCAGATGCAGTTTATTATTATAATAGTGGCAGTAGTCCAGAAGATTTATTAATGGAAGCAGGAGAAGATTTTGCTACATTAAAAACAAGAGTGATGCAAGACGCAAGTGATTATGTAGATTCTAAATTAGATTCTAACTTACCAAGAGAACAATTTTTATTAAAAGATGGTACATACGACTATCTTATTAGACGACTAACTTCATTAGTCGCAGCATTCTTTTTAGTGAAAGGAAAAGATCCTACGAGTGAAATAGCAGAAGCATTATTTGAAGAAGCACAAATGCACATAGCAGACTTAAACTCAGGGAAAGCAAAGCTAAGTTATCAGAACACAGGAGATGCTTCAAAAGGTATTGTAAGAAAAATGTCTGTGTCTGGAAGTCTTAATATTGTTGATACTAGAGGAAATTACTTTGGTAGCTACGACAGATTAAAAGTTATTGTAACTACTGGTGGTGCTATTGGTACTGCTAAGTATTCTGTGTTTGCAAAAGATGATGATACTTTAAAAAATAATCAAGTAGTAACAGATGAAGTTATCAATGGAGATTATCAAGAATTAGCATCAGGATTGCAAATAAGATTTCAAGGATCATCAGATAGTTCTACTGCAACACAAAATGATGAGTGGGAAGTAGAAGTAACAGGTATTTACGAAGAAACAGAAAATGCCTCTATGCGTTCAGTTAAAATGACTCGTAAAGATTTTAAACAATTCTATCGAGGTAAGAATGGCTCTCGCATCTACTAATGCCTGGAAAGTTAATGTCGAAGAAACGATACAAACTGCAATTAGAAGTGAGTTCTCAAATGCTCTCCCTATTTATAGAAGCAAGAAAACAAATATAGCAGGTAATCAATTTGCTATTCTTAGAGGGGAAAATTCAGAACCTCAAAACACTATGTATGCTAAACTAGGAAGTAATTATAACCTTTCATTAGAAGTATATATATCAGATAGAAAAAGAAACGATATTACTGTAAAGCATTTTTTTAAACAAATATCAAGAGTGGAAGAACTATTTTATTCTTTGGTAGAATTAAATCCATTGTTTAATGTCAGTATAAATAGTATAAATTATAATGACGATGAGGATATTAATGGATATAGAAAAGCAACTTTTGATTTGACTGTAAGGAATATTAGATAATGGCTATTAGTTTTAACAATGTTACATACGACAAAGTAATGACACCATTGCGAGATAAAATACGCACAGAGTTTAAAGGTGCATTGCCTGTTTATTTTGACAATAACTATAGAGATATAGGAACAAAGTCGTTAAGAATATATCCTGAATCACAAACATTGGTAGAGAAGAAAACTCGTTCTTATTTAAATGTATATGAAATGCAAATGGATTATGTTATCAAGACATATAATGATAATGAAAGAGCATTAGATGAAATGTATAAAGATGTTAGTAGAATAGAAACTGTGTTGTTTAACAACTCACACGGAGGATCTACACCATACTTCTTTGAAAGTATGCCTACTATAGAGCATAATATAGACACAGATTTAGAGAATGTATATGTATCAAGAATAAGCGTACCAGTATTATATGAAGAAGTTTATCAATCATTTGCAAGGTTTGTAACTTCCGATGATAAATTCTTTGTATTATCTAATGGTTCTTTTTATATTGTAAGGAGTTAATTATGGCTAAAAAGTACAAAAAGAAAGAAGGTGTCTTACCTAGAGGTAAAAGTTACTTAGGGTTAGACTGGGCAGATTGGGCAAGATTAAAAAATGGTAAAGTTGTAGAGCTTGATTCTATGCCTAAAGAAGCCAAAGAATTTTTAGTAGAAATCAAAGATCAAAAAGTTAAAAAAGAGGTAAAGTGAAATGGCAGATTTAGCAGAAGGGTTTAGCCCTAAACAGTTTCAGTTAGCCATCGCTGCTGAAGCAGATGGCATTGGTGGTGGAGAAGCCACAGACGCAGATTATAAATTTATTAATATTGATTCTATCGAGTTCCCATCTTTAAACCCACAACAGGTTTTAGATGTAAGACACGGAGCAGGTAGAACTATGAAAGCTGTAGATATGTTCTTATCAAACAAACTTACAGTAAAAGAAATTAGTTTTTCAGGTATTGCAGACGCTACTATTTTACCAATGCTTCTTTCAAATATCACAACTGATGCTTCAAGTGCTTATGAAATAGCATTTAACTATGCAGGTATTGATTTATCTTATGGAGATTCTGTAAGTGACAATACTAAAACATTTGCAGTAGTTGTAGTAACACCAGAAGCAGCTCAACAAATGTATTTCAAGGGTTGTTTCTTAACTTCATTAACTATTAGTGGAGATGTAGGAGAAGAAGCAGGAAGATTAAAGATTTCAGGTACATTTAAATCTGGTTGTATTCCAGCATTAAATGATACTTCTATTGTTCCAACACACGACAGAGCAAGTTTTAATACAAATTACTTTATGACAGATTATGGTGATTCTGGCTCAACTAATGCAGTAACAACTATTGCAGGTATTTCCGATCCAGTAATGAAATCATTTAGTTTAACCATTGAAAACGATGTTGTTATGAGTGGTTATGATGTAAATGGTAATTTTCAACAAATGCACAGAGGTATTCCAGAGGTGGCAGTAACCTTTGACGCAGTTGTAAAGTATGATGGTGATACAGATAATCTAATACAAACATTTGCAGAACAATCAACATCTACTGTTGCAAATACATTAACAGCAGCAGATGGTGTGACAAGAAATGTAGATATATCATTACCAACTTGTATTATTACCGATGTAAGTTTTTCAGAGGAAGATGCAATGTTTTTATCCGTAAGTAGTAAAGCAGTAGCTGGTACTTCAGGAAACATTGTTTCTATCACAATACAATAATAAAAACGAGGAAAGTCAATGTCTAAAAAGATAACGCTTAAGAGTGGTGTTAAAGCTACGCTTATAGAAATGTCAGTAGATGCTTTTGATAAATGTATGGATTCTGTACGCTTTGAAGAAGTAGATGGACAATCAGTAATTAAAAATCAATTTGCATTAAGTACACTATGGATTAGAAATGGTGTAGATGGAGCAGATGATAAGTTTATTAAATCTTTATCAATTAACGATAGAGTAGAATTACAATTAGCTATTCAGGAATACAATAGCTTGGGGGAATAGAAACCCTCTCACTTGAATTAAACATATTAATAGATGATTGGTGTGAGGGTTGTAGATATTCTACCTTTCCATATAAAGCTAAGTTACCTCTTAAAAAGAATAACAGCGTTCACACCTTTACATCTATGGACGATGTATGGTATGTAATCAAGCTATTAAAAGAAGAAGTTGAAGAACATAATGCAACTTCTGAAAGAAAGTTTGAAATACACGAAGCTATCAAATCACACCTACCTTTTTTTGCTTGTACTAATAACTTTATCAGTAAAGAATATCAACGAGATATACAACGATTTACTTACTCTAAAAAGATGAATGTTGCTCCTTTTGAAGGATCGTACGGAAATCACCCAAAAAAATGGATTGATAAGTGCAATGTTATAGAAAAAATGTTAAATTATATTCAATCACAACAATATAAAAAGAGTAACTAATGGCAGATACAAACCTAAAAGTACAAATTAAGTTCCAGGCAACTGGAGATAAAGAGTTAGCAAGAGCATTTAAAACTGCAGCTATTGCTTCAGAAAAATTAGAAAAAGCAAATAAAAAATTAAATAAAGAAACTAAAAAAACCAGAAAAGGTTTTTTCCAAATTACTAACGAGGGAAGATTACTTTCTAATACCTTTGCTACTATTCGTAGTAAGCTATTGCTTATGTCTTTTGCTTTTACTTTGGTTACTGGTAGCGTTGGTAAGTTTATACAAAAATCTGCACAATTTGAAAAAGTAAAAGTACGATTGAATGCTATGTTTGGTTCTGTAGAAAGAGGAACAGAAGCATTTAACACATTTAATAAAATTGCAGCAACTACTCCATTTGAATTAGAAGATGTAGTAGAAGCAGGTGCAGCATTAAAAGCATTTGGTGCAGACGCAGAAAATTTAATAAAACCAGTTGCAGACTTAGCAGCGTTTATGGGAACAACAGCAGCAGAAGCTGCTTCTGCTTTAGGTAGAGCTTTTGCAGGTGGTGCAGGTGCAGCAGATATTCTAAGAGAGAGAGGTATTTTACAATTAGTAAGAGATAGTCAAGGAATAAAAGATTTATCTAAGATTACATTACCTGAATTTAGAAGAGCATTAGAAAAAACTATTACTGATCCTTCTGTTGGTGTAGCAGGTGCTACTGACAAACTATCCAAAACAATGTCAGGTTTATTCTCTAATTTAGCTGACTCGTTCTCAAGACTTTCTGCAGCAGTTGGAGATGTTGCTACTGGTGGTGCATTTAGAACTGGTGTTGAAGCTATGACAGGGTTGTTTGGTAAAATGGCAGAAGCACTCAATGAAATTAATAAAACAGATATAGAAAAAATTGATGAGATAAGAAAATCTTTAGGTATGCCTACTATATCAAGAGATGATGATGTATCAGAACCTATAGAAAAAAGTGTAGAATCTTTAAAAAAGGTTGTAAAACCAGGAAGAGAAGCAAGTATGGTTTTTGAAGAACTAGAAACTTCTTTATCAGATTTTGAAAAAGCTAAATCTGTATTTAATATATTTCAAGGAACAGGTTTTAATAGATTTACTATGGGTATCAAATTTTTAGCTAGTAGAAATGTTAGACAATCAAGAAAACAAGTACAAAACTTAAAAGAAGAGCTTGATAATATATCAGAATTAACTGTTGCTGAAGCAGGTGAAGCTTTTGGACAAGATCCGTTTTCAGCTTTTGCAGGTTTAGATATGATTGATGCTTTTGCACCAATAGACTTACAGCCAAGAGGTTTATTACCAAGTAATGAAGATATAGCTAAAGGACTGCAAGTATTTACTGATGATTTAGTTGAACAAGTAGAATCAATAGAAAAATCTAAATTAGAACGAGCTTTTGAATCATTTTTAGAGTTTGAGCAATTATTTCAAGACCAATTAGTTGGTGGATTTATGAACTCTTTCAACGAAATTATATCTTTACAAAAAGCTAATCTTGACCAAAGAGTAGATAATGAATTAAAAGCATTAAGAAAAACCGATAAATTTAGAAATGCTTCTATGGAAAAAAGACAAACTATGGAAGATGATGTACGAGCTAAATTTGCAAAAGACCAAAAAAGAATATTTGAATTGCAAAAAGCTATGTCAATATCCAGAGTTATTATAGATACTACCGAAGCAATTAATAAGTTAATACAATCAGGTTTAGCTGCAAGTTTATTTGACAAATCTGCACCCTTAAGAGCTAAAGCAATAACTGGAGGTATGTTGGCATTATCTGCTGCACAAATAGCAACTATATCCAAACAACAAGCACCAGCATTTGCTCGTGGTGGTTCATTTGTAACTGGTGGTAAACAAATGATTATGGTTGGAGATAATCCAGGTGGTAGAGAACGAGTAGATATTACTCCATTATCAAGTCCAGACTTTGGTGACGCAGGTGGTAGTGGCTCTATCAATGTAAACATTATGGGTAATGTTATTGGCACACAAGAATTTGTAAGAGATAATTTATTACCAGAGATAGAAAACTCAATTAAAAGAAATCTTGCGTAATGGCTTTATCAGGTAATAATGATTACAATGGTGCTTTAGGTGCAAGTATCAAAGAAGAATGGATTTTTGAATTACGAAACAATACTTATAGCTCTGGTTCTGCTGCAACAGAATATATAAGATTAGCTACTGCCCAAGTTGGTAGTGGTAATACTAAATACCATTCATTCATAACAAGCACACCTACAATACGAGAAAGTATTGACTTGGTTGCATCTACTTCTAAAAATGGTAACATATCTATTAGTTGTGTTAATGGAACATTAGACAATCACAGTAACGCAACATTAGCAGCAGAAATTTATGGTGGCACAAGAAGATATATAAATAGAGATGTCGTTGTTAAATCAAGAGTAGGTGGATTTGAGAATACAATTTATACAGGTAGACTGAAGTCAGTAAGTATTCAAAATCAAGATACAGTAAACATAGAAATATCTGCACGAACCCCAATAGATTTTTTAAAAATACCAGAGTTTTCAAGTAATTCTGGTAACTTTTTTCCTATACTTTATGGATCTGGAACACCACAAACATCTTCTGTTGGAACACATACAAGCGATACAAAATTTATGCAATATAGTCCAGCAAAAGTATTTCCAGTTATGGTAGATAGTTTAAATAATGGACAATATAATTGTTTAGCACACAAAGCAGTAACAGATGGTAGATTACACTATCCAATAAAAGATTTATTTAGTTCTGACGGATTTCCAGTATTTGTTCCATTAGATGATGCACAAGATAATTCTTTTGATGATTATGAAGGTGCAACAAACGATACAAACAGAAATGTATTGTTTACAGATTTAGATTTAGAAAGAGCATATTTAATTCGTCCTATACAAAACATTACTATAACTTCTCCTAGTGCAGGTGTTCCATCTAATACTGGAAACTTTTCTGACAATGACGCATCAACTTCTTCTACTTGGAGTTTTACTGCACCACAAGGAGATGGTTCAGATAGTTTAAAATTTAAAATTAGTGATATATCAAAAGAAGAACACGAAATACAAGAATGTAAATTGTATGTAAAATGGGGAGTTTCTAATCATTCTGAAAATAGTGGTGGTGCTATTGTTTCTACTTTACGAGTAAAACCAACATATACTGGCTCTAGTAATACTGTAGCTATTGACAACGAAACTGGTAATAGGACTGCTGCTTACTCTTCTGCAATAGATTTATTAAGCACAGGAACATTTTCTAATGCAAATGGACAAATACCTGATGATGTAGAAATAGAATTTTTAATAACTCACAATGTAGAAGATAATAATGATAGTGCTGGTAGCGTAACTATTGATGCTTTTGATTTCTTTTTAGAAATAACTACAAAAATTACAGATACAGATAATCTTGCAAATTCAAGTGCAGTAACTGCAATTAAAAAATTATATACAGGAGCAGATGGATTAGACCAATCTTTCAATGCTGGAAATGCAGTAACAAATGTTGCACAAATGCACAGAGATTTAATTCGTAGGTTTGCAGGTATAACTGATACTCCTGAAAACTACTCTGCATTAAATACAGCAAGAGCTAATTGGACAGTATTTTATTATTTACACAAACAAAAAGAATTACTAAAAGTGTTAGAGCAAACACAAAAAGAGGGTGGGTTTATATTTAGATTCAAAGCTAATGATGGAAGTCCACAATATATATTTTTAGTAGATAGTCCATCAGTAAATCATACTATTAGCAAAGATGATATAAAAGGAACTAAAATATCTTTAACTGACTTTGATTCACTTATTACAAAAAGAGTTTTAAAATATCAAAGAAATCCTATTAATGATGAATTGTTGTTTGAAAAAACATTTACGGATACAACAAACGATCCTAGAGGTAAATACAATGTGCAAAGTGAAGAAAATATAGCAACAGAAGAATTAGAAATATTGAATGATTCTATTGGTGCATCAAACTTAAATATGGGTTCTGGAAATAAAAATGATGGTTATGCTAATTATTATAATGCAATAGAAGGTAATCCAAAAATATTGGTAGAAACAGAAATAATAAATCCAGGAGATAGCTCTCCAAATAAAAACGCAAATCCTAATACCGACTCAACTTTTTTCTATTTAATGGAAGTAGGAGATATTTGTGAATTTAATCACAACAATCAATTAGTTGCTCCCTTTGGAGAATCGTTTAATGGAAAGAAATTTATCACAACTTCTATAACAAGAAGTCCAGGTAGTCTAAAAGTGTCTTTGAGAGAAATATAAAAAGAGGTAAATTAAATTATGGCATTAGCACGAGTTAGATTCAGAGTAGATACAACACCAGATACAGATAGCACTTCTGATCTTGCTGCTGCTATATCATCTACATCTGCAACATCTATTAGTGTTGATGACGGAACAGACTTTGAAGTTAATCAAAATATAAAAGTCGGTAGTGAAGAAATGACTATTACTAATATTTCATCTAACACATTAACAGTTGTTAGAGGTGTCAATGGAACAACTGCTGCAACGCATAGTAATAATGCTAATGTTTTTAAAGATGATAGTCCTACTTATACGCCAACACAAAATCCAAACATAGGAACTGATGTATCTCAAACTTATGATGGCATAGTTGCCAAAAAATCAATTGGTGGTAAAACTTTTACTTTTGCAAATCACGAATCATCAAGAATACAAAGAAAGTTGGTGTATGAAAATATAAGCGAAGAAAACAAAAATAGATTAGTGGCTTTGCATAATTATACAAAAGGTATGAAAAATACTTTCCAATATAGTGAAGATGGCGATACTTTTTATACAGTTCGCCTTACAAATAACAAATTAGAAGTATCAGAAACGGCTTACAATGTTTTCAGAGTTGCGATCAACTTGGAACAACAATTATAAGAAATTTTTCTTCTTAAAATACCCCTACAAAGCCATAAAAACACTCTTGATAGCATATCATAAGCGAGATAGAACAAAGTGGTATGAACACCGTAAATAATGCGTTATTTTGAATTTATAAGTTTTTTTAGCTTTTCATCACTTAAAAAGTCTTGATCGTTAATTTTTTCCATTCCCCACCATATAACTATCATACTTGGAAAAGGTGCAGGTGCTAATTTTTCTCCACCTTCAAATTTTAATCGTCCTTTTATAAATATAATAGTAGCAGGTTCATAAATATAATTGTGAAACCATTTAGTATCAGTTCTCGCAGGTAACAATGCAACGGTAGTGCAATCATTTTCTAACCATTGATCATGTGCTTTTTTTACAAAGTTAGAAATTTCCCTACCGTAAGGTGGGTTCATAAAGTTGCACATTTCCCAATCTTTATCTAAGCAACTATCATAACTTGTATAATACTTATCACATAAAGCATTTTGATCATTAGCACATACATCTAAATTAAATTTGAAATGTTTATTTAATTTGTCAAATAACCATTTTGGAGTTTGCCAATCATCTTTGTTTGATGTAAACATTCCTTCGTTAATCATTGTTTCTCCTCAAATTTTATAGGGCAACCAGTAGCCAACCGTATTTACAAACAATAATCTATTTTAGAGCATTAACAAAAAGGTGAACAGGATTGATTACCTGCGACACTCCTTCAAATGCCATAATTTATTGTTGTTTAAAAATGTTGCCCTAATTTGTTAAAATGGTAAGTCGTCTTGACTTAATGGTTTTTTATCATCTTTTGGTTTAGGAATAGATACAGATAATCCAAAGTATTTCTTTCCACCTTTACTTTCATTAATCCAAGCAGATATATTATACAATGTTCCTGCTACATTGATTTGTCCAGTATAATCAGGGTGTGTATCTTTTTCTTTTTTTTCGTTCTTAAAAATAGAACCTTTATTTTCTTTGTGTTCGTAAGCCATTATTTTAATCTCCAAGTGTATGTTTTTCTTCCAGCATTTCCTAATACTTTCTTGTCTGTTTTAACTATTCTATTACGATTGGTTAAATCAGTAATTGATCTACGAATAGATGTTAATGGTGTTTGTTCATTAATTGATTCGTTGTCAATTAAGAATTGCCATACATCATAAGCAGTTAGATTATCATTCGGATATGTTTGAAATACTGCTAATGTTAATTGTTCTTGATTGTTTGCTTGTTTCATATTTGTTTGTAGCAAATTTCCTGTTTCATTTGTTGTATTATAGTACATTTTACCTTCCTTGTTTTTGCATTTAAGACAAAGCGATACTATTGCGTTATAAACGCATTGATGTAATCTTGCTATAATCATACTAATTAATCGTCACAATTTTCGCAATGTTTCCAAGTTGGATTAAGTCCAATATATTCTTGTTCCGTCACTTGTTTAGGATTGTCCATAGCTTTCTTTATGTCTAATGCGACATTTTTGATAGCAGGTGGCAACTTCCTCACATAATGACTTTCAAAGATATGTTTTAAAACTTGTTTTTCCTCTGGATTTAACTTTAACATCATATCGTTACCTCAAATATGGTTTTCTTTGGTTTTAATTTTGTAGAAGATTTAGCATTATAACTTTCTAATTCCTCATCAATACTATAACACTCCTCTCCTACATTTTGTAAATCTATTTTCATAGCGTCTATATTTTTATTCTCGTGGAAAATATAAATATTCTGACTTGCTCTTCCTGATAGATTTAATCCTTTTTCGCTGTATTCGTTTGCTCCAACCAACGAACTACTTCTACTTGCAATATCTCCTACTCTGGCAGAGTGTATGTGTCCAGATATAATATAATCTATCTGTACACCTCTACCTGCGTATCTACCTTTGATTTGATTGACACTCTTTTCATATTGCGTAGTAAAACTACCGTTTCCGTGTAATAATAATAAGTTTTGTCCTGCAACATTGACTACTACTTCCGTAGGATCATCAACAACAAACTGCACATCTGTTGTTTTAAAGTAGTGTCTTAATATTTCAAAGATAACAAAGTCGTAATTGTCAGACGCCATAAAGTCTGACCAACCCCAATCTTGTTTTAATCTACTTTCATTTCCAGTTACACAAGCAACAGATACAGAATAATCTTGTCCAACATCAAATATAATTTGTTGTAATAAATCTACTGCAAGAAATACTGCTTTACTTCTATTGGTGGACATATTAAGCATTTCGTCTAATCGTCTGTCAGAGTTTATTAAATCGCCAGTTATAGCGATTAATACATTGTCTATATTATAGACTTTAAATATTTCTTTTGCTCTGTTTACATAATGTTTTAAGCGTCTACTAGCAACTTTGAAATCATAATTGTTATGAGGTAAGGAAACAAGTTCGTTAAAATGTGTATCAGATATTTGCAGAACGCCAACACTCTTGCCTTGTTTAACTTCTTTAAATTTAAATTCTGAAAAATTTTTATTTTGCAATAATGCTTGAATATCAAATAATAAGTTATGTACTGCGTTTTCATATCTTGCATATTCTCTAAATGACTTTCTTTCTATTCTATTGGTGTCTTGTGCAGATTGTTTTTGTTTAGCAAGTTTTAGATTTTCTCTTACTACCTCTATGTCATTTCTAATTGGATTAACAGTTTTGCACTTGCAATGATTACAGAAATATTTTTGCTTTAAAGATCCGTCAGCATTTTTCTGACTACCTTTTTTAATCATATCTTTGCTGCCACAATTAGGGCAAGATATAAAATATAGTCCGTCCTCTGTAAGTTTCATTTAGTTAATCTCTTAAATCCATTGCTATTGTTTATTAAATCTAACAAATCCTTAAATTCAAAGCAAACCATTACTTTTGAGTGATTTTTTGAAAAAACTAATAGTGGCGTTAAGTCATCTGAATTTTCACACGCTTGTTCGTAGCATTGCCAAATATTAATTCGTTCTACCTTTTTACACTCTACTGCATAGGGAAAAGTATCTCGCCCTGCCTTAGATAATATAATATCCATACCACTTTCTCCCATTACTGCTGTCTTAATATCGTGTTCATTAATCCCCAGCTTTTCCATTACCATCTCTCGGACTTTGTTTTGGAAGTTTCTGCCTTTTGCTTTTGCACTACTTGGTTTCATCTTGCCTCTTTCGTTTTTTAATAAAGTTATTATATTTTTCCATTTTTTGATAAAGTTTTTGATATTTATTAGTATGGAATATAATATTATTACGATTCATTTTTCCCTCAACCTCAATACTCCATTGAGTATCTATAACATCATTTATCTTTTTCATCTGCTATAAATTCTCCTTTTACTATATCATCAATTATAAAGCCAATCGTCTGATTAGTTTTATATTTCTTAAAGTTTATTTTCTTTATTTTTTCTATCACATTATTCCATTTAGTAGTATTCTCGTGCAACTCTTGTTGCATTTTTAATAATAAATTACTCATTTTACTAACTCTCCTAGTTTCTTCCACTTATTAATTTTATACTCTATTCCGTGAAATTGACAATAGCCAATTACTTGATACATATTCTTATCATCTAAACAACTTCCGTCATCTACGATATTAACATAATCTTTATAAACGAAAACTGCGTATGATCCTTGATTATCTACACTATCATCAGAAAAAGCTACGAGATTATCTGCCGTGCTACTCGCCTCTCCTAACACACTACCTAAAAATGTTAATAAATAGTAATTATTTACATTATTTTTACTATAACTTGGATCTGCATAACTCATTTGTATTCCTTTCTTGGTTGTACTTGTTCATCACAACACGAAACATATAAATCTCTATATTCCGAAGTTGTCTTTGTTTTTTTGCATTTACGACATTGGTAAATATAAATCGGCTCGTCATCTGCAACTGGTAATACTACCTCATCAGTCCACCTTTCTTGATTTAAATAGGTTTCTGGATTAGGTATGTATTGTTGGTTTTGCCATTGATCCGACTTCTTTTGCAATTCTATATTTTTTATAATTAAATCAATAGGATAATTGTTTGAGTTAAACTTATCCTGTACTTTTTTCTTTCCTACTTTCTTTGGATAATGATCCCAAAATAAATCAAAGTCTTTATTATTTCTTACCTTCTTACTTTCTTTCTTTCTTATAATATGGTTAAGTCTTGGTTGAGTGTTGGTTAAGTCTTGGTTATTCTTAATAGAATTATAACTATTGTACTCGACGATAAAAAGGTGTGTTATCTGTTGGTTAGAATTTGGACTACTTTTTATCATATTTGTTTGTTTTAGTTTCTTTAAAAATGTTCTTAATTGTTGCCTTGACATACCATTTCTTTTAGCAAAGTTTTCTTGTGAGAATACTATTTCTCCCCTATTTACTTCTATAATCTGATTGTTTAGCAACATTGACGAGGGCTTTATACTTGCCCTCATCAACATATCAATCCAACATTTTAAGTAAAGTGGATTATCCCATATCCAATTATCTTGGATTTTGCGATATAGCTTTATAAATGAATTGTTCAATTAAATGTCGTATATGCTATAAGTGAACATAATCCAAATACTAACAACCAAAACATTAATTCCATTATTTTACCTCCAATGCGTTTTTAAGACTTGCCAATGCTTTTTCATACACATTAACATTAGATCTTATTCCATTGCTATTATTCTTTAACCACTCTCTTGCCTCTTTACCAAGCACACCCTTATCAAGTGCCTTTTTCTCTAAGCGATTAAATTCCTCTATCTGTTTAATGGTTGGTGCTTTCATTTGAAAGTCCTCTGCCTCAACATCAGAGTAGAAACCATTATTTTTACCGTAATAGCCAAGCAATTTTAATGTTGCTCTTGCTTTACCTCTTTTCTCTGCCATTGCCCAAAAGTATTGGTTTTTGCAATTAATATCGTTCGCCTCGCCAAAGGTTATTTCCTCAATTAAACCAAGTTCATCATTTTCTTGATATGCTCTTACTTTAATTGCTACACTTGGCGATACATCAAGATTATCAGACATTTCAAACTTAATATTCTCTGCCTCAATAATCTTTATCACTCCGTCAAAAGATATAATCTTATTACCTCTTAAAGTCCAAAAATCGTCCTCATCAAGATTATACTTTTTAATTAGATCATCACTCATTTTCGTTCCTTTCCTTAATTAAATAATTGTTCGTAAGGTTGCCCAGTAACATAACATATAGCCAACTTACCCATTTCTGATATTTCTCCTACTCGTTTCCAACGATTTATAGTTACTTCGTGTATATCTAATCTACGAGATAACCACGCTTGACTGCGTTCGTTGGTATCAAGCCAAATCTGTACCATATACCAATCGTTCTCTTTACTCATTTGCTCTCCTTCCAACCACTATCCAATGCTGTACTAATAATTTGTTTACGAGTAAGCCAACTATCACTACGATAACAATAGAATTTTCTATCTGAATCTTGGTCGTTTTCCAAATAATACATTTCTGCAATATTATTCACTCGCAAAAATAGTATCATTGAGTTTATCTGTTTATCTGTATATTCTTTCATTAGTCTAATTTCCTCACTTCGTTTATACCTTGTTTTATTAATCTAAATGCTATGTATATACCAATTAATGCTCCTATGGTGTTCATTTAATACTCCTCATATTCGAAGTCTGCCCAATCTCTACACTTACTGCATATAGCGATTGCCTCAACTTCTTTACTTTCGTTATTATAATGTATTTCTGTTAAAGCACTATAACCACAACAAGTAGATAACATTTCTTTATCGTCTGAATCAGTATCTATAAAGTGTTCTATGTTTTCCTCAATTTGGTCTTTGGTATAACCCACCGTAATACTATCTACTTTTCTACCAATCTTATCTAACTGCTTAATTATTCTCTCTCTACTCATTTTCTACCTCTTCATAATATTGTTCTTTTAATCTTTCTCTTAATTTCCAGTCAAAGATTTTTTCATAACTTTTTACTTTTTTACCCCAGTGTCCATTACTTTCATCAATAGAAATGACTACTTGTCCATTATCTATCCACATTTCCCAAGTAAAGAAAATTTCTTCTTCTCTACCACCACAAATAACTCTTTCTATTCTGATAGGTTTATCTTTGTCTACTATTTGATCTTCGCACTTTTTTTCAATATCCTCTATGGTAATATGACTTGTTCCTCTTTGAAAATAATACTCTCCGTTCTTTTTAAGTTCTTTGATTTTATTATCAACCCACTCTTTCATCTTTTTATCTTCCATTATATGTGTTCTTCCTCATATATATAGCCAATAGTTTCTCCACTCATATTATCTAATAAATCATAATCTATGTAGTAAGTAAATTCTTTTGTTGGCTCTTTCTTTGCCCATTTATTACATAATTTCATTGCATAACTATCTACATCATAGTCCATTGGAATAGAACAAAATTCCTCGAATACATTTCTTTCCATAGATACTTTCATTTCTATTATTTTTCTTACCATTTGTTCTCCTTGTTTATTATTGGATTGTATCTTACATCGATCCAAACATCTATCTGTTCTTCTTCTTTAAAATGTTTAAATACCTCTATTGCTTTCTTTATTTGTTTGGTGTTTGTTATATCATCTATATAGTGTAAATCTCCACCACTATCACTAAATAATACTAACTGATAATCTTTATTTAATGATTGAAACATTTCATTTAGCTTCATCTGTTCTCCTTTGTTTGTTTGCTATCAAAGTCTTTTAGTATTTCCCAAATCTTATCTATCTGTTCAACACTATACCACTCTTTAAAGATTTCAAATATTTTATCGTAATTACTCATTTGTTCTCCTTGTTGTTGTAATAATGCGTTAAACCTTACCCTACTCCATATCTCTCTGCAAGTAGAACATAGTATACTATGTTTTTATCTACTGGTAAGGGCAATGCAAGATACTCGTAACGCATTATTATTGATATTGTTAAAATAAAATTTAGGGCATAATTATAGTTTGGATTAACTGATATAGGTGTTATAATGAGATATAAAGATATAACTATGCCCAATATAATATAAATCTTGATCTTGTTTGTTTTAATGTTCATAATGTTTGTTAAGATAGTATAAGCATAATATTATAAATATCCAAAT